TATCTGTTCCTTTTACTATCGCTGCATTTACAATTTCTTCAATTGCATTATCTACCTCTGGATAGACTGACATGTTTCGATATTGTATTACCGCACTGCTTTCATCTTTCAGCGTTCCAGTATAATCAATGGCGGAACTGAAATAACCACCAGCCTCAACGGTTACTGTTCCGTCATAAGTCTCCGGTGCTGCAATTTTTTTCAATGCAACATCTTGAACTTCTTGTTTAGTTTTTTCTTTCTTTCCGAATTCAAATCCAAATAATTCGATTTCCATGTTTAATCTCTATTATAGTTATATCACGATTGATTGTTGTTTGTTGGGGTTCCTACATCGGTTACACCAGGTATTTCAAAATAATCACACACAAAAATTACAGAAAATTTTACCAAAGTATTTGGTGATTCCATGTTAAACGCTATTGGCTCAATTGTTTTTGGCCAACAACCCCTCAACACAAATTTTTTGTGATCATTTGGACTCGCTTCACCATTTAAATTTAAATGGCGAATAGTAAAATCTGTTTTATAATCATTTGTTCCACTCAATACGTAGCTGTTGTTTGTAACGTGATCATTTATCCAATTATGCCATCTAGAAAAAACTTTCCACATATCTCCAGCACCAACATCATCTAACACAATTACAGACCAAGGTCCGTACTGTTTTTCTCCAGGATAATATGCTTTTCTTCCAAAATACTCATATTGTATTCTTTGTGAACTAACGCTGGGAATTGTAGTTGTTTGTATATGAAATTTGCTAAATTCTGCATTTCCTGTTGGTTGTGGAATATCACCCTCAACCAAAAATCTATTTGACCTAGTTCCACCATTAAAGGCATTTTTAAAGCTAGAAATTGAAATTTGAGCCATTTTATGTCCCCAAACCCTTGGTGATTGTGTAATAATCAAATACCATATTTACAGTAAATTTAACAAAGTTGGCAGATGACATATCTAAATTTACTTGGGTTATTAACTCAGGCCAACAGTTTTGCAAAACAAAAGTTCTAATAGGAACATCACCGTTTAGCGGTAACTGGTGTACAGTCCAATTTTTTTGAAAACCTTTGTATGAAAAATTGTCAATCCGTCTAGAACCACCCACTTGGTGGGTTACGTGCCCATCTATTCTTTCTTTCCAGTGCTGGAATGTTCTCCACAAATTGTCAGCGTTGTTGTCATCATATATTCCAATAGTCCACGTTGAATAGTTTCTGTCTCCAGCCAGATTCAGTATTCTACCTCGGTATGGAACTTGTATTGTTCCCAATTCAGCAGAAGGTAAACTTGCCGCATAAATTTTAAATGTTTCATTTTCATTTGGTTTATGTATCGCATATGTTCCTTGTGGAAATGCATTTGTAAAATCTACCGAAAAACGATTTGGACGTGTACCACCATTGAAGTTTTGTTTAAAATTTGAAATTGAATTGGGGGTAAGTGCTGACATTGTTTTATGATAGAGTTGATACGTTTATTACAAATTCATCTGAAGCCAATAGTGGTTTGAATATTACTTGTGCATTTATTGTTGCAGAAAAATCTGTATTGTTATCATCGTTACAAGTTACTTGGGTGTATCCTGTATCCAAATATTGACTCAAAGTTTGCATGTAATTCAAAATTTGAGCTGTTATTGATGCTCTAGTGTTTCTATCGTTTGTTTTGAAAACAAATCTCAACAAAATATTTCTTACATTTACTTCAATATCTTGTTTTAATTTGGATGTAGATATTCTTTCACTTGATGTATATGTTATTCCCGCACCAGCCGTTGCTCCAACCAAGTCCAATCCCAAAAAATCTTGATTTGCTGAAGTTGTGTAGAAATTAACTCTATTTTTTTTGTATACGTTTTTTATAGGATTTGTATAAAGAATTGCCTGTGGAATATCTCCATTCAAAATATATGAATTTTGATTCCCAGCAATACTAAAATAAAGAGTATTATTGTTTTTTGCACGCACAAAAGAACCAGCTACATCACTTACTGTGGAGATTGAAACTGTATATTCGCTGTTTGTTTTTAGACTAGAGGTTGGGAATACTCTTTTATTTGTTCCAGCAACACTAAAAATTCTTTCAGAATATGTTGTTCCAGAAACAAATGCAGGGTTAGTAAACAAAGAATCAAAGTTTATTGCAGTAAATCCTTGCCCATTATTTGATGATGCAAAAATTCCAATAACATTTGGGGCACCTTGAATATAACTAACTTCAGCTGCGCTTCCATTTTTGCCTATTAAAACATCAATCGTATTTGTGGTGTTTGTTTCATATGAAACAAACCCAGACGTTGTTCCAGAAAGAATTAACGTTCCACCATATGCAAGATATGTAAGAGCATACATAAAATCAATTCCGTTTGTCAGCCCAGATATTTGTGTATCATTTGCTAAGAAAAATCCAAACGTTCCACCCTCTGATGGTGAATTACTCAACAAACATGATTTTATAGATCCTAGGTTGTTCAAATCGTTTACTAGTTCAGACGGGTTGTTATAAACGATAAAAGAGTCTGCAGTAGTTCCTTTTATTGGAGATGACAAACTTGTTCTTGAATATATTAACCAACCAAAAAGCCCACCTGGATCGTTGCTGGCGGCATTGTTCACACCTGTAAACGTTGGAACTTTGAATGTTGAACCAGCCAACATTGCAGCGTAGAGTGGAATTGTTGGTGTTTCCCGGCTGTAAAAATTTGGAGAAGTAAATGAATTTAATGAAGGGTTTGCCATTTTTATACCTTAAAATTATTTAGAATTTTTTACGCTGGATACCAGACAACACCATTTGATGTAAACTTATCATCATCCGTGTCATCGGCATTCAACATAAACAAGGTATTGTCGTCTTCTGGCTTTTTTGTTTCCTCATAATTCATCTTTGCAGTCTCGATCAAATCTGTATAGTATTCTTGACGGCATAGCCATGCAAAAAATACCAAAGTCATTACTAAATCATCATGGTGACCGTCTTCGGCTTTAAACGTGTTTGATTTAGAAACGAAAGCCATCAATTCGTGAATGATTCTGTCGTCATTTAGTATCATCTTGTCGTGTTCTATTAAATTTTTGAGAATAGCACATCCCAATTTTTTGGTTTGGGTTGTTGTTCGTATTCCCATTTCACTCTTTCCGTTTGCAAATCCCTGCGAAAGAATTTGTCCTTTTCTTCCCATAACCTTGGTCATTAAAAGATTTTCATAATCCAAATCATTGTACAATATTGCAGAAATCTGACCACCAATGTCATTTGTCTCAACCAATACATAGGCATTGTTGTACATCTCTCCAACTTTTTTGATTATGTTTGGGAATGCAAATGGACTTATGGTGTTGTTTCTAAACGTGGCAACCACTTTGTACATAGCCTCGTTGCCGCTTATTACCGTAAAAGCAGAATAATCTGATCCCTGTCCTCTTGCAACGTCGGCCATCAAGAAGTAAATTTTGTCTTTATCTGGTTTTTCATATATTCTAAGCCCCTCGGAGTCTTCAGATATAAATTCTTCCGATGCAAGAACATTCAACTTGCTTGAAGATATCAACGTATTGGCTGATCCCAAGAAGTTGCATCCGTATTCCTGTTCAAATTGATCAAAACTTGTATTTGCAATTTGCTCTTCTGCCCATTTGGCATCTCTAAGTTCTGGCTTTCCTGGACTAATTGGTGTTTCTTGCCAACCAACTTCAACCGGCACAAACTTGTTCTTCAGCTTGTGTCCATCGCTTCTGTTAGCATCTACCCAGAGTTTATGAAAATGGTTTAACCCATTGGGGGTGGAAACTATAATAAGTTTTGTGGTTGTACCAGCAGAAATGGTTGGATATGTTGCTGTATAAAATTCGTCTGCTACGTGGCTTGGCAAGAATGCATATTCGTCCAACAGGAGGAGGTTGTAGGAGCCACCACGAATGGCCGTAGAGGACGTGGCATCACAGACGACCCTAGACCCGTTTTCCAGCTTGAAGCTCGTCTTATTCCATTCTACGACCCCCTGTTGAAGGAAATGGGGTAGGTTCTCATAAGCCAACTGCAGTTTTGAAAACAATTCTTCTTTTGCTGTCTTCAAACGGTTGGCAAGAATTGCCACGTTTACGCTCTGATTGAAGGTAACGTAATGGCATATGTAGCTCGTTACACAGGTGGATTTACCACACTGGCGGGGCCATTTGGAAATCACAAAACGATTTTTGTGAATTTCATTGATAAATTTTTTCTGATAGTTGTAAAGTTTAAAAGGAACAACACCCTTGTCCAGCGTTTTTACTTTTATGTATTTCTCACAAAAATAAACTGGATCATTTGCACACTTGAGGTATTCCTCTAATTCTTCCTTGGTATACTGTAGTTCTACTCCGGGAAGTTTTAAATTAGGATTGTTCCGATATCCTTGCTGGTTGTTGTTCATCATTCACTACCTCTGCATCCACAACAGATTTGTCGGTGCTTCTTTCTTTGTTCAATAAATTTTGAAGATCTTTTGTGGAGCCTACGAACACCGAATTGTTTGTTTGTTTTACTTCTACTTTGGCATTTGTAGTGTCTTTTGCTTTTTTATGTACGTCCAAAACATTATTGTTAAGATCAGCCATGGTTTTTAAAAGAATAGCTACAACTTCAAATGCTCTGGGGCTGTCTGATTCTGTGGCTACCTTCAATGCACTCTCAAGAGCAATATTCCCGGTTCCGATTAAACCTTTTAAGTTTTCTTGAACTAATTTATAATCTTTTTGAAAATTTTGAGAATCAAAAGTTCCACCAGCAGTTGATTTTTGCGTTGGAGATTCATTTGGTACGTTAAAAAATGCGGCTAAATTTTTATTCACGTTCATGGTTCTTCTGCGACAACATCACCAATATTAGTTATCTGAGTTATAGATCTTACTGGTCCATAAATGTAAGATTTTGCCAAAAAACTAAAAGACGATATGTTTATTCTTCTGCTACTTAGATCACCATCATACTTTTCAGTTATGTTGTTATCCAACATTACAATTGGAATCCTGATGTTTTGTTGAGCACTATTCAAATCCATTTGTATGATGTGATCTGGATTAAAATATGGTATTATTTGTTCAGCAATTTGAAGGGTGTCGTCTATGTGCCTAGTATAGATAAACAAAGAAAATCCAATATTTACTGGAACCTGTTCAAAAATTTGATCAGTTGCACTATTACATTCTCCGTTTGTTTCTGTTCCAGAAGTAATAGGGAGTGTTTTATTTCTTCTTCTGGATGCATCGGGTTTTATATTTGTCATTATATAACTCAACTTTGGAAGTTGAGTTTCTATTCTTGTTCCATTTGCAATGGAGGATGGTTCAAGCAAACGACGAATAAATTTTTCCTGTGGTGCATATGTTATAGGAACACGAATCTTTATTGGTTGTGCTGGTGTATCTGGATTTGCATGTTCAACATATATGCTATTAAAAAGTGTTCCAAACCCAACAACCAATTTTCTCAAACTTTCATTGTAAAAATAATCAAACATTTTTATCCTATGAGTGGGTCTGGAGGAAGTTCTTGTGTCTTGAGTAGGCTCTGTTCAATCTGATTCAATTCATTTACAGCGTCGGCCATGATTGCACCAGCGTTTAGTTGTGCCCCACCAGGAAGAGGAACACCAGCAAATTTCATTAAATTTTGTGCCCATTGTTTTTTCAGCAATGCAGTATAATACTTTTTGAACACACGATCATTCCATACTCTTGAATACTGATTTGGATCTATTTGAACATAGGCTTCAACTAAAAGATAATGACCTTCATTTAGTTTAGAATTTTCAAGTTCAAGGAAAAGCCTTTGAGTGGTTCTTGAGAATGTGTAGGAACATGGATAATTGAACACATCGTTTACCATCTTTAGATAGCTCATGGATTCCATGTATTGGGCCATCGGTCCAGTAGAAAGACCACCCTGATTGAAATAAAGACCGAAGAAGTCAAATAATGTTAACTGATATCTCAAGTCAAACATATAATCTCCGGAAATATCGGATGGGCGATAGACCTTTGTTATTGTTCTTATATCTTGAGCAACAGGCCAAGGTCCAGTAAGACCTGTGGATGGATCGTATTTGTCCTGTGCACCAACTGCATTTCCAAATTTAGAGGTGTCAAAGTATCTTTGAGCCAAGTCTTGTCCGGTTACTTGGTATAGATACCATGCTCTTTGATTAAAATCAAAGTGTCTTTCATACATATATTCCAAGGCTTCATTTAACCTGTCTTCTGCTTGTTCTTGGTCTATGTTAACTTGAATTACAGGTGCACCCAAAGATCTGAAGCAATAGTCAATGAATTCCTGTTTGGTGGTTGGCTGCATAAAAATATTTATGAATTTTTCATCATATTGTTCACACGTTCAAATATCTTTTCTTTTTCAGCATCTACTGAAATTGTAAGATTGACTAACTTTAAATTTTCAAAATCCATCATTTCTATCTGTTGTTTCCTTTGAATTTCTTCTTTTGGAGAGTTTGGATCATAGTTTGTGAAACCAGGCATTTTTAACGGACACGTTAATGAAGGATAATCCAATTTTGAGTAAACTTCAGGTTCTCTTTGTAACCAAGTATGTTTATGGTCTCCACATTCACATGCTTTACAATAAAAAAATTCAGATTTATTACTTTTTGTGAGATATTTGCATGAAGGTATCTTACCAACACCAAAGCAGGAAACATATCTCAGTTTCTTGGTTTCAAGATCAATTTTATTGTTTGTCAATCCCCTTGAGGCAATTGACATGGCCAGAGACATTATTTTGCTGAACATTTTTACACACTTTCGTATATAATCTTAACACCCGCTGGATACACAGATTTATTCAAAAAATCCTTGTATTGATCCGGAACATTTGCTCTCACTATGATAAATCCAGGACTTCCTGTGACCACTTCGCACAAATCATACGGCAAACCTATCAATGTAATCAATAGGTATTGAATTGCTTCAGGGGTTCCTTTTTTGCGAAAATAATTTTCTTCGACTTTCAATGAAAATGTTTTTAAATTTGGCAACAGAGTTTTTAAAGTGTCGTTTGAAAAATCTTGTTCTGGAAAATACAAATCTGCAAGACCAACTAATAGTTTATCTGTTAGTTTGTGGGGAACGTGTACAGTTTCCCATGGAACCGCAGCACCATATCCTCTTTCAACATCAAAAAGCCAACGTTGGTAACTTTTTACTAATTGAACAATCAAAACATTGTTTGGATCATCCGTTGCTTTTTTCATTATCCATTTTGGGAATAAAGATTGAACGGTTAGTTTATCTCCATACCATCTGGAACCAGCAACATTGAAAAACTCAGATCCAAGTATTTCCTTGGCTTTAGAGATCATTATCTCTATTTTTTTGTTGAGTTTTACTGGGATTTTGTTAAAAAGTAATATCATTGTGAATAAATTAAGTTAATACCAGCAACTGCTCTTGTTCCAAGATATATCATTAGAGCATCTTGATTACTTTGTGATAATCCATCTACAAATATTTTTATTCGACATGGAATTTCATCATTGACCACAGTTATCTTAGTAATATCGTCAGTTCCACTTATTCCGGATTGAATGATTGCATTTTCATAGTCAGCCAACGTAACACAACGGTTTTCTGCAGATATAGAGAATTGCACCTTAGCTCTAGCCAACTCGACGCTTAGTTCGTTATAACCACCCGATGGATTGTTAAATGTTAACTGAGTTACGTTTGATGGCATCGTAATAACAGAACTGTTTCCGGCAGATCCGTTGCTTGTAATTGCACGAACATAAACAGTTTCCGTTCCATCGATGTTCAATGATTCTGGTAGGTTTGCAGTTACAAGATATCCATTTACCGTGTTCAACACTGTAAAATAGTTTCCCGGTTCTCTGTTGAAATCTGTTTTATCAACTCTTTGCCAAACTGTTTCT